ATCGTCGGTTTGCGCGATGCGACCATCTCGGTCAGCGGCATCTGGGACGCGACGGTGGACGGATACATTCGTGGTGGCGCCGAGCCGGCATCACGTTCGTTCATCTTCGGACCTGCCGGCGACACTGGCGGTAACATCAAGTACACGGGTGAAGCAATCGTCACCAACTACTCCATCTCTAACCCCGTAGGAGACGTTGTGACGTACAGCCTCGACCTTCAAGTCACTGGCGACGTCACCCGCAGCACTTACTGATCCAAACAACACAAAGGAGTGACCACGTGTCCAACATCAAACAGAAGATCAGACAGTCCAGTGACCTATCGCAAGAACTGGTCGAAGTGCCGGAGTGGGATGTCAGCATTCTGGTTCGTTCCATGTCGGCTCGACAGCGAGCACAGTTTGCCGCACAAATCGAAGATGCACAGCGAGAGGACGGTGTCGTTCAGCGCATTGAAGCGTTGTGGCGTGTCGTCCTTCTCAACTGCTGCTTCGATCCCGAAACCGGCGAGCATGTCTTCGACCACGACGACATCGAGTGGCTCATGGAAGAGAAGTCCGGCATTGTCATCGACCGGCTAGCCAACTCGTGTCTCGAGGTGTCTGGCTTGCGAGAGAAGTCGGTGGACGAAGCGGGAAAGTCATCCTCGGATTCCCCGACAGAAACGGGCGAATCCACCCCGAGCGACGGTTCTACTTCCATCTAGCAAGAGAACTGGGAATGACTGTCGGCCATCTCCTCGACACCATGACCAGTTCAGAACTAACCGAGTGGATGGCGCTGTTGAAGATAGAGGCGAGCGAGAGGGAGCAGCAGGCACAGAGAGCAAAGAGTCAGGCGAAACGAAAGAGGTGATGTATGGCTAGTACGAATGTCGGCTCACTAGACGTTCGTCTCGGCCTGAACTCATCTTCCTTCACGCAAGGACTAACAAACGCCAACCGAAGCCTCAACAACTTCGGCAGTGCCGCGACTAAAGCAGGCCAGTCTCTAAGTCTGAAACTCAGCGCACCGCTTGCCCTCGTGGGTCGGTCAGCGGTCAAGATGGCCAGCGACTTCGAGGCGTCCCTCGGAAAGATCACCGGCCTCGTCGGTGTCGCCTCCAATGAAGTACGACAGATGGGCGACGCCGCTCGGGGCATGGCGACCAACTTCGGCAGGTCGGCCAATCAAGCAGCCGACGCTCTCTTCTACATCACTTCTGCTGGTCTTCGTGGTAGCGCAGCGATGAGTGTTCTCGAACAGTCATTGAAGGCGTCTGCCATCGGCCTAGGTGACACAGCGACGATCGCAGACCTGGCGACGTCTGCCGTCAACGCATACGGGATCAACGCCCTGTCTGCGTCTGCGGCAACCGACACGATGGTCGCAACAATTCGAGAAGGCAAACTCGAAACGGGGGAACTCGCCGGCTCAATGGGTCGCGTGCTTCCTCTTGCGTCTGCGATGGGCGTCTCGTTCAATGAAGTCGGCGCCGCATTCGCCGCCCTGTCCAGAACTGGTACCAACGCCAGCGAAGCAGCCACTCAGATTCGAGGCATCCTGTCCTCGCTACTTCGTCCTACGAAGCAAGCCGAGGAAGCCATGTCGGGCTTGGGCCTGTCGTCCCAAGGATTACGAGATCAGATAAAGACGAAGGGTCTTCTCTCGACACTTGAAACCCTGGCCGAGAAATTCGACGGCAACGAGGCTGCCAGTGCTGCCGTGTTCGGCAACATTCGAGCATTGTCTGGTGTGCTCGACTTGATGGGCGCCAACGTCGAAACCACACGACAGATCTTTGCCAACATGGAGAACAATCTCGGTGACACCGACAAGGCACTCCAGTCGTTCTCCGACACAGCAGAGTTCCAGATGGCGGTCGCATCGGCCAAGATGAAGGATGCGTTGTTGACTGTAGGCCAGGTGCTCGTGAGAGCCGTCGTGCCAATGTTGACGACATTCTCTTCAGCACTTCAGAGTGTCGCCTCTTTCATCGGTGGTTTGCCTGGCCCACTAAAGACCGTCATCGCCACACTCGGAATTGTCGCTGTAGCAGCAGGCCCAGTACTCATCGCCCTCGGTTCAATGGCCAAAGCATTCGCAGCGGTATCCACTGCGGCTGCGATTGCTGGTGGCGCACAAGCCGGCGCCGGCATCGGTTCATTCACACTCGGCCTGGCAAAGATGATCCCGCTTCTAACTCACCCGGCATTCCTGGGGGCAGCGGCGACGTTTGGTGTCATCGGATTCGCAATCTCGAAACTTCGAGGACAGGCGAAAGAGGCCCAAGAGAAACAGGATCGTCTCACACAAGCATTCAAGGACGCCGCCGAGCCGGCATACATCTTGTCGGAGAACGTCAGTAGTCTGGCAGATCGCTACGACCGTATTGCCGAATCAGCACCCGAAGTGACAAACAGAATTGTGTCGACAGAGGGAGCATTCGCCGCGTCTGAGATCGCAATGCGTGGACTGTCTGACGCCGCAAAGATCATCGGCATCGACTACGACGACCTAGGTGAAGCCGCACGTCGAGGAAGTCAGGAAACAAAGGACTTCTACGAGAATCTCGGCAAGGGTGGCCAGACCGCATACTACTTCGCTGATCTATTAGAGCAAGGTGCCGACGCGTTGGTGCCGTTTGCCGATGGAATGCTTGAGGCATACGAGAACGGCAAACTGACACAAGACCAGATTGTTTCTGTTGCTAATGAATTGTCGAACATCATTACTGCTTACGACGGTGCGCGAGAGGCAAACGAGGCGACCAACAAGGCACTATTGGAAGGCGGTGAGGGATACAAAGACCTGGCCCGGATTCTTGGCGTAGATACACTCAACGCCCTAATTGCCACGAATCTCGCTTTCGCTAAAGCAGCGAACAGTGCGACGCCCTACACCGATGCTCTTGCTGTCATCTACGAAGAAGCAGAGGCGGTTGTCGTTGGTCTAGAGGAAGCCGCCGCCGCCACTACTGCCGAGGGCGAGGCAGCCAGTAAAGCAGTACGTGGCACGTTGAGTTTGGCCGATGCGCTAGATCAGTTGAAGTCAGGTAGCGAGGACGGTCAGGTCACTGTCAGTGGACTGGCAGAGAAGTTAGGCATCCTCGGTGACCTTATGGCGAACGAATTGTCTTTGTACCTGATGGACGTCAATGAGTCTGCCGACGAGATGTTTAATCGCTTGTCGGGTGGCGAGGCAACAATGCTCGATGTCGAGCGTGCGGCACGTGAGATGTCGAACCAGATTCTTGAAGTCGTTGCCGACACTGCGAATCTCGGCGGCGAAACAAAGGACGCTATTCCTGCCATCATTCGACTAATCGACTCATTGTATGACGGTGCCGATGCGGCACGCGTGTCTCGAGACGACGTCAGGAAACTCATCACAGAGATTGGAATTCTCGACGGACTGTCGCCGGAGATTGCTCTAGCCCTGACACTTGACACGTCGACAATCCAGGCGCAGATTCAAGCGTTGACGGCTGCGATTACGGCCTCGAGGTCGATGGCTGAGGTCATCAAACTGTCCGAAGAACTACAGGTACTACAGGCTGCCCTGGAAGCAATCTCAGAGATTGACAGGCCACGACCGACCGGCGGTGGTGGCGGCGGCGGTGGTGGCCGTGCCGAAGACCCGTTCGCATGGGTTGAAGATTGGGTGAAGGACTTGGCCGACTTTACGGCTGAGTTGATGTCCGTCGACTTTGCTGATCGGCTGATCTCTATGAGTGCCGAGGACATCGGTAAAGCGATCAGGAAACTTCTTGAAGAGGCGACAGAACTTGCCATCAACCTACTGCCAGGTGGAAACGAAGCACTTCAATTAGTTGCTGCTTTCGGAGAACAACTGGTCGAGGCGGCGAAGACGCTAGAGATTGAAAGCGACAAGTTACGTGAGGCTGAACAGGAAGCGAGAGCACTTGATTCGGCACTCAAAGACCTGACCGCAAGACACAAAGAGTTCCAACGGATTGAACTCGGAATTGGTGACGCAACAACCCTTCAACGCCTCGATGAGCAGATTGCCAAACTTGAGGAATTGAAGAACTCCGTTTCAACATTGAAAGATGAGTACAGGGCATTCAAGGGTGAAGGCGACAATGTTCTTGCTTCCCAACTAGACCGGCTCGAGGAACTAGGGCAAACAGTCCAAAGTCTAGAGAGTGACTTTGCGGCGTTGAACGCGAGTGTCACCGAGCCGACTGGCCTCGATCGAGAGTTGATTATTCTCGACGATCTGGCTCGGTCGTATTCAAGTCTGAAACAGGCCAGACAGTCCTATGCGGAACAGACAGCCTCGTCGCTGAGTGGTATTGCGTTCGGGCCTCGAGGTGGCGCACTGTTCTCGGCTAAGCGTTATCTACAGAAGGTTCAGTCGTTCAGGGACATCATCACAAGCCTGCGTGATCGGGCGTTTCCACCGAGCATTATTCGTGACGTTATCTCTGCCGGCCTGGACGGTGGCGCTGCCCTCGGTCGCAAACTACTCGCCCTAGGT